AGTACCGCGAGACCCGCGCCGGTTCGCCAGGACGGCCGGGACGGCAAGCGCAAGCTTTCCGGCAAGTATCTGCCGAAGATGCGGGCGCTCTGGATCGCCTGTTATAATCTCGGCGTGATCGACGATCGCCGCGACAGTGCACTGGAAGCCTTCGCAATGGGCAGGCAGCTGCCGAACATTTCGGATATGCGTTTCGTTCACAAGCCAGAGGACGCCGTCAGCGTCGTCGAGGCGATGAAGGGAATGCTGGCGCGGGCCGGTGTTGTCTGGACCGATAGCCTGCCGTGCGAGCCTTACGAGAAAAGCCCCGGCTACAAGATCGCCCGCGCACAATGGGCGATCCTGCATCCAGCCGAGCCGAACGCCTTCTGGCAGGCCGTGACCCACATCGTCACCGAAAGCATCAGCTACAGAAATTTGAGCGATGCTGAGTGGATCACGGTGATGAACCATTTCGGGCCGCAGGTTCGCCGGCTGAAGAAGGCTCAAAAGTGATGACCGGGAACATCGCTCCCCTGAATGGCATGCCGCTCTTTGGCTGGCCGGACCAGCGGGAGATCGATGTTCTTCAGAACCAGCGTGACCAACTGGCGGAAAGGATCGCCAAGCTGCCGCGCTTTTCACACCGGCGTATCGAGCTGGAAGCACGCCTGCGGGCGCTGACCGAAGAGCAGCTCAACATTTCGAACAGGATTACCCGTGGCCGAAGACCTCACCCTTGATCTGTTGTCGACACTTGGCGAAGACGGCTTCTTCTCCCTGGTCGAAGCCCATGCCGGCGTCAGGCTTTATGTGCCGTCCGATCCCGAGCGCAGCGAACTTTCTTCGACGATCGGCGTTGATGCTGCATACCGTCTAGCCAAAGCATATCCGGGCGGATATATAAGAGTGCCTCTGGCACGTGAGTTTCGCGCCCGCCGCTATGTCGATGCAGAAATGAGCAACCGCGATATTGCCAAAAGGCTCGGTTTGACCGAAAGCGGTGTTGAAAGACTTTTGAAGCGCGCCCGAAAACGGGAACCGCTAAAGTCGAGGCGGAAGACAGACCCCCGCCAGATGGAAATGTTTTAAAGGCCCGCCCGCAACGGCGGGCCTGATTTGTTTCAGGCCCAAACTCTAATTTGCCCCCATATCGGCCCGCGCGATCTCCGCCAGTTGCCACCATGACGGGGCTTTCATGACCACCCAGACTTTTGACGAATGGCTGATCGCCCGCCTTCGCGTTGCTGGCGCCTACGGCGGGATTATGGACGGCGTGCATGGCCGCGAAGTAATCGCAGCCCTTGAGCGCTTTCAAGGGGCTTATGATCTGCCGATCACTGGCCGAGCTGATCAAGCCACCGTCGATGCGCTTCGCAAGGTGCAAAGCAAAAACCCGAACAGCAACTTGGTTACCTACGAAAAGGTGCCTGTGCCGGCCGAACCCGTATGGATGCGCGAGGCGCGCCGCTACATGGGCCTGAAGGAAATCGCCGGTTCCAAGTCTAACGCTACAATCATGGGCTGGGCCAATAAGCTCGGCGGCTGGATCGCCAGCTTTTACACCGATGATGACATTCCCTGGTGCGGACTGTTCGTCGGCAACCTCATCGCCACCACTCTCCCCAAAGAGGCTCTTCCCGCCAACCCTCTCGGGGCGTTGAACTGGAAGAAGTTCGGCGTCGAAAGCCGGATTGCGCGCGGCGCTATCCTCGTTTTCGAGCGCAAGGGCGGCGGACATGTCGGCTTTTATGTTGGTGAGGACCGGACGCACTATCACGTCCTCGGGGGCAACCAGGACAATTCCGTTTCGATCACGCGGGTGGACAAAAGCCGCCTTGTGAGTGGTGGCGTCCGATGGCCGAAGTCCGCTGACGCGCCTATCGCTGGCAAAGTCGAGCTGTCGAGCACCGGCGCACCGGTCTCGAAGAGCGAGGCATGACGCCGATGAAGCCAACCTACAGCACATCCAAGCGCTATCTCTGGGGGTCATTCTGGGCCTCGTGGGGAGCGATTTATCTTCTCATCGCCGGGGCGCTCGCTGGCTCTTCAGAAGCTACTGGCATGGCGACGATTGCGCTGCCGTCGCTCTTGACGCTGATCGCAACCGTGCTCGGGGTCCATCGCCACTACGGCAGCAAGGATTTCGAAGCGGCCGCCCAGAGTGAAGCCGTTCTGCCTTCGCCACCACCTTACCTGTCGCGCGACCAGCCTGCTGCCCTGTCGGAGACGGTACGATGATTTCGGCCTGGCTAACGAAAGCGGCAAGGCCTGTCATCATCGTGCTGCTCCTGATCGGAGCTGCCCTTTTCCTCGGCTGGCTCACCATCGCCACCGTCAACGGCATGGTGGAACGGGCCGTCAGCAGAACGAAAACCGAGAGCGATGCCCGTTGGACGGCCGCGATCGAGGCCGCCAACACCAAAGCCGCCAGCGCCGAGGCGGCTCAAGCCCGTTATGCGCTCGACCTGGAGCGCAGCACTTCCGCCAAGATCGATGCGCTGCGAGCGCGAAATGAAGAACTGGAGACACAGAATGCGGCTTTGCCGAATGGCGATGATTGCGGCCTTGGCCGTGATCGCGTCCGCCTGCTCCCCCACTGAAAGCAAGGCTCCGCTCGTGCTTCGCACCGTCAAGCCCGCCGTGCCGCCCGCGTCCCGTGTGCCCTGCGCAGTTGGCGACGCGGTCAAGAATGGTCTGTTCAAACGTGTCTGCCTGATCAAGGGCGAAGAATGGTCACAGGAAAAAGAAGACGTCTGGGAAGCGAAAATCCGTTCGGCCTACGGTACGCGCACCTCCAAGATGAAACAGGAGCTGGACGCAATCCCAGCCGAGGCGGAAGGCTCCGCCCTCACACGTGTCTTCATCGAGCGCTGCATGAGCGCCGATCTGCCGGCCGTCATCCGGTGGGACCGGCCGGACGAGTTCAAGAACCTTGACGATTTCGAGCGCGCCGAACAGGCCGAAGAGTTCTGTGAGGGCCTCTTGAAGCCGCTTTTAGACCGGCTCGACAAAGACCGCGAACATAGCTTTGGCGAGGACTTTGCCCGCTCCGGTGACAAAACGGCAATCGTTGTTTTCGAGATCGGCCCCGATCTCATCCGCCGCGCGCGTCTGGTCGTCGAACTGAAGAACATTCCCTTCGACCAGCAGCGCGATATCCTTTTCTATGTCGGTGATGCCCTGCCGCGTCTGATCGGTGGCGCGCTCGATGCCCGAGGCAACGGCCAATACCTTGCCGAAAAGGCCCGCCAGCGCTGGGGGGAATGCATCCATGAAGTGATGCTGTCGGCCAAATGGTACGCCGCCAACATGCCGGGTTACATCGAAGCATTCGTTGACAAGAGTGTCCTGTTTCCGAACGACGCCGATGTTCTCGCCGATCACCAGGCGCTCGCCTATGTCAACGGTATCATCAAGGTTCCGGACGAACACTCGACCAAGGGCGCTGACGGCTACGATCGCCACGGCGATACCGCGCCCGCCGGCGCGCTGGCGTGGTTTGCCTCCAACCAGGAGGCCATCGCCTACGAGTACGAGACCAACCGCAAACCCAACAACCCGATGCAGGGTCACAATGGCGGCCCGCCGATGCATGACGATGACCGCCAAAGCGGAACCGTCAATGTCTACCTGAGAGGATCGCTCTGATGGCGAAAAAGAAGAAGCAGAAGATTTCTCGTCACCTCGCCAGCTCCATGAAGGATCAGGACGGCAAGGTCGTCAGCGCGGCCGAGCTGACGGAAGAAGTTGCCGGCGCACAGGTGGGCGGGGTTCGCCAGTGGATTTCCGGGCACCCGGCCGACGGCATGACGCCGCTCAAACTGGCATCCATTCTACGCGCTGCTGACCAGGGCGAAGTGGAAGCCTATTTCGAGCTGGCCGAAGACATCGAAGAACGCGATAGCCATTATCTCGCGCAGCTCGCCACGCGCCGCCGATCGGTCTCTCAGCTGCCGATCACTGTCACGCCCGCGTCGGATAGCCCGGAACACAAGAAGCATGCCGAGTTCCTGCGTGAGTGGCTAAAGACCGGCGTGCTGCGCTCCGGCCTCTTCGACATGCTCGATGCGATCGGCAAGGGCATTTCCGTCATGGAGGTGGATTGGCACCACAAGGGCGGCAGCATTCTGCCTCGGGCGCTGGTCTGGCGGACACAGCGCTGGTT